AACTTCTATGACTATAAAGCAAAAACAACTATTACTACAGGAGATCCTGGTAATACACATCTTATTTGGAACAATGCAACACAGATATCTGCAACACAAATCAATGTAAGCCATATTGATAAAGATGGTTTTGACATTGATATCTTCTTGGCTTTGATCAAGACAGACGATACTTTAATTATTCAAGATGCCTCATTATCTGACAACTATCAGAAGTGGACAGTATCTGCAACACCAACATTACAAACAGGATATGTTGAGATTCCAGTAACACTTGTAACATCAGGTGGAACAGGAACAACTAACTTTTCTAATAATCAAGATGTTCTTTTTGTAGTATTTAGTGCAGGTATCGTTGGCCCTACGGGAGCGACAGGCCCAGTTGGTGCCACAGGAAGTACAGGAGCGACAGGTCCTACTGGCTCTACTGGCGTAACAGGAGTTACTGGAGATACTGGTGCCACAGGTGCTACAGGACCACAAGGCGTTACTGGTGACATTGGTGTTACTGGTGTTACAGGTCCCGTTGGTGCCACAGGTGTCACAGGGCCACAAGGAGTAACTGGAGATATTGGACCTACAGGTGTCACTGGTGTAACTGGAGATACTGGACCAACTGGTCCCACAGGCGTTACTGGAGACACTGGTCCTACAGGACCAACAGGTGTTACAGGAGATGCTGGTGTTACAGGTGCTACTGGTCCTACAGGTGTAACTGGCGTTACTGGTGCAACTGGATCAACAGGAGCAACTGGTGCAACTGGTGCCACAGGCCCAGATTTTGCGGGATACGATAGAGAAATCCATGTATCAGGAACAGATGGAAGCGATATAACTGGAAACGGTGATCTAACAAAGCCAGTAGCAACAATTACATATGCATTAACATTGGTAACTTCTACAAGAACAACCTTGATTATTCATCCTGGAACATATGTGGAAAGTCCTACACTTCCAGCACAAACTGGTATTACACTTTCTGCTTCTAATATTACACAATTATCTACTGCATCCCAAGTATTTATTGATGGAACATTAACTATTGGTTCTGCTGCATCTAGTGCAACAGTAAACGGAATTAATATTGGAACGCTAGATATTACAGGAACTGCATCAGCAAGCCTTAATAATCTTTCTGTAATAACTGCGCTTAACAAGTCTTCTTCAGGAACAGTAGTATTTACAGGTCCAAGATTTGCAACTAATGCTGCTGTGTCAATTACAGGTGCTAGTATTGTTCGTTTTGATGATGGTACAGGAATTGGTGTTCCAACAATCAATAATGCTAGTGCTGTTGTTATAATTAAGAACATAAAAAATGTATTTAGTCCAGTTTTAACTACTGGTACTGTTTATTTTGTTGATTCAGCAATTTATACTACTGGTACATATGCAATAACACAGGCTGCAGGAACTGTTAGTTTGTTTAATTGCCAAGTATTTAATCCAAATACTTTAGCAGAAAAGGCAGTTTCGTTTGCTGGAACCTACTCAATAATTAACTCTGTTTTAGATTATGGTGGTTCAAGTCTTACTGGAACTAATGCTAATACGCTATCAGACTTTGGAAACATAGCAGCCACAGCATTTATTACTCGTGGTGGTACTTCAACACAGTATGTAAAGGGTGACGGATCATTAGATTCAACTCCAGCAGGTGCTACAGGCCCTACAGGCCCTACAGGCCCTACAGGAGCAACAGGACCAGCAGGAGTTACTGGAGACACAGGGCCAACTGGCCCTACAGGTGTTACTGGTGATGCAGGTCCTACAGGACCTACAGGTGCCACTGGTGCGACTGGTGCCACAGGAGCGACGGGACCTGGAGGAGACTTAACAGCAGGACCTATAAGATCCGTATCAGGTACATCATCTATATTCTCACAAACAGGTACAGGCGATACATTTGTAATGAGTACTGGAACTCCAGTAATTACAGGTGGCATGGAAATTGCTGGTATTGCTATTAACAGTGGAGCAGGTACGGGTGCTACTAACATAGCAATTGGAAACACTGCACTTGCAAACAACACAACAGGTAATCAAAATATTGCTATTGGAGTTAATACCTTAAATGCAAATACAATAGGTGCTACAAATGTTGCTATTGGCGCAGATGCACTTCTTACTAATACAACAGGAAGTAACCTTCTTGCAATTGGCTATAGATCTTTAGGATCATTAACAACAGGTACTGGACATATTGCTGTTGGTCCAAATACTTTGCGTTCTGTAACAACTGGCTCAAATATGGTTGCCTTTGGTTCTAATTCTTTAGAAAATATTGTAACTGGTACTGGAAATATTGGAATTGGTGCGAATACACTTCAATATTTAAATGGCGTGAATGGTAATACAGCAATTGGAAATCAAGGTCAAGGCGTAAACTTTAGTGGAGCATTTAACACCAGCGTTGGTGGAGCATCGCTAATTCAAATTATTGCTGGTACACAAAACACAGGATTGGGACAAGCAACACTTCAAAATCTAACAGATACAGTTGCTTCACTTGGAGCAATTACTCCAGGATCTGGCTACACTGATGGAACATATACAAATGTTAACTTAACTACTGATCATTTCTATGGATTTAGTGCAGGAAACCTTACTGCAGATATTACAGTGTCAGGTGGAGTCGTAACAGGAGTAACTATTGTTGTTGGTAGAGGCGTTAGAGTTACTTCAATTCTTTCAATTCTGGCTTCAACTGCTCCTGCTGGACTTGCAACAGGTTCAGGATTTAGCGTTCCTGTAGCATCTGTTAATATTTCTTCAAGTAACACAGCAGTTGGAAGAAACGCAGGAAGAAATGGCTACCAATACAATAACAGTACATACATTGGATTTGAAGCAGGATCAAATGCTACTGGTTCAAACAATGTGTTTCTTGGATATCAAGCAGGACAAAATGAAACGGGTAGCAATAAACTTTATATTGATAACAGCAATACAGCAACTCCATTAATTGGTGGAGATTTTTCAGCAAATACTGTAACTATTGGTGGAACATTAACTGCTAATAGTCTAATTACTTCTGGTGGAACATCTAATCAATTTGTTAAGGGTGATGGATCATTATCTTCAACTCAACAAGGAGACTGGATTGGATATGCTATTTCTACAATTGGTATCCCTACTCACTTTGGTCCAATTGGAGAGGCTCTTACAGATAGTGCACAAAGAGACGAATTAGCATTTAGAACCTCTGCTGGAGAAGTGGTATTAAGAGATATTGGTTCATTTACATCTAATCTTTACTCAAATGGCCATGGTCCAGTTGGTGGATCAATGGTGTATTATGGATCTTATTCTTCACCTGGAACAAATAATACAGCAACAAATTGTTTCTTCTCAGCAAATGCCACATTTGGTTTTTGGTTTAGAAGAAATGGTGCTCCAGCCACTGCAACACAAGTAGTTGCTGCATATTTAAGTGCAAATTATAACTATGGTGCTGGTGGGTCTGGTAAATTTAATATTACATCATCAGGAACTCTGGATGTTCAACCATACTTTAATGGTTCTACTGGAACTGCTCTTACCTCAGCAAATGTTTGCGATAATCAATGGCACTTTATAGCAGTTAGCAGATCTGGTTCAACATTAACACTATTTGTAGATGGAGTTCAGGTAGCAACAGCCTCAGACTATAATGCAACTGGAACTACATCAACTCATACAGTTGATACAGGATTTACTGGAGCATTTATTGGTACTGAAATAGGTTGGAACTCATCAATGACTTCTGGACAAATGGCAGCATGGTATGCGACCAAATGATGGTAAAATTAACTAAGGGAAAAGGGTAATCAAATATGAGTCTATCTAAAAGACTAAAGGCTTCTGGTGAAGCAAGAGATATGAACAGTCAGTACATCCTTCCACTGATTCCACCTCGTCCTTTATTTGGTGTAGCCAACACAGGTACATATGTTGATACAGAATCTGCTATTCGTACATCTACCGTTTATGCATGTGTAAGACTGCTTGGAGATACTATTTCTTCATTGCCAATGGGTGCATATGTACGCAGAGGACGCAATCGCCTTTCCTATGCATCAGTTTATGGAGATGTTCCAGCATGGATTAATACTCCAAACCCAGAACAAACAAGACTAGAATTCATTGAGCAAGTAATTACTTCTATGCACCTACATGGTAACGCATTTATTTTGACGGTACGAGATGATAATAACGAAGTAACAGAACTATATGTATTAAACCCAAATGAAGTAAGAATTGAAAGACCTATCCCAGGAGAACCACTTGTTTACAGAGTTAAGGATATAGACAATAATCTATATGACCAAATTTTAACAAGCAATGAAGTTCTTCATATTCCACTATTTAGAATGCCAGGATCATACTATGGCTTAAGCCCAATTGGTGCTTGCCGTATGTCTGTTGGTATTGCACAGGCTTCTGATACATATGCTGCATCATATTTTGGTAACGCTGCTAACCCTGGTGGAGTTATTGAAGTTGCAGGAGAATTAAACGCAGAGCAAGCAGGAGACATTGCTCGTAACTGGCAAGAATCACACTCAGGTCCATATATGGCAGGTAAAGTTGGTATTCTTTCTGGTGGTGCAGCATTTAAGCCACTTACACTCAATGCCTCTGACGCACAACTGCTTGAAGCAAGAAAATTTAATGTTGAAGACATTGCAAGAATCTTCCGTGTTCCACTTACACTACTAGGACACCCTGTTGCAGGTGCTATGTCCTACTCATCTGTAGAAGCACAGAACCTTTCATTTGTACAGTATTCATTGCGTTCATTGCTAGAGCGTTTGGA